GCCTTGAGCCTCAACAATGGCGGGCTGGGCAATACGGGTAGCCTCGGCTGCAAACTCTTTACGCAAGCCCGGCTCAATCTTGTTAAGCGAACGAATAGCATCCTTAGCGCCGACAATCTCTACTTTTGCGCTAACGGGCATTTTTGTTTTGTTCCTTGACTATCGCATCAACCGTATGCAGGTCTTTAATGTCGAAGTCTATCCCATTGGGCCAATACCCTGTGCGAAGTAGCAGAGCTGCTAATGCGTATCGGTAAGTGGCCCTTGGGTAGGGTTTTCGTCTGCCTCTTGTTCTACTACCTCAATGGACACGGCGCGTTTAATGAAGTCGTCAAAGACTACGGGCACTGTGACGCCGTGAACCTTGCAGGACTCGTACGCAAGAAATAGCAAATCCTCATAGCCAATACTGGATGCCATTTCGGATGCTTTGCGCTTGTACTTGCGCTCGTACTGCACAATGACATAAAGGTTAGTTGCCACCTGTACGGGGCCGTCCCCTAGGTCTACTGCAAGGGTTAGTTTCATGTTGTCTCCTTAGTCGGGCTCAGAGTATGAGCGGTTTAAACGGTGGTGTCTACGCTGTACACGCCACCAACAAAGGTGACGTCCACGGTTGAAAGCTCGCCCATGGTTGCGTTAATTACTGGGAGTTCTGCGAGGAACGCACCAGTAAGAATAAAGCCGGGGTTTGTAGCTGAGTCGGGTGGTGCAGCAGGTTGCACTCGAATTGTGGTTGTGGTGCCGACAAGGCTTGACAGTGTGGCGTAGGTTTCTGTCGCTGCGTAAGAAAGATACATCGACAGGGTCACTTCGTGGTTGCCTAAACCCTTGACATACTTACGATCAGTGTCACCAAACGCGGTGGCTTCCAACTGGTCAAAACGATGTGTAACAGTAGCTGCTGTACACTGATCGGTGAGGTCTACGGAATTGACCGTCACGACCGGATTGCTGAGATAAGTTGATGTTGCCATTATTCTGACTCCTTGTCTGTGGTGATGTTATCACCTTTAGGTTTTGCTGTTTTGGGTTTTCCGACTTCGATAATAAAACCGCCAGCGATAAGCGCGTCTAGGTTTACGCCCGCCACAGGCACAAACTCATCGCCGGGGGTTCCGATGCGGGGGCTAACAATCTTGTACATGGTTTCCTTACGCTGTTTGGGCTTGGACAGAAATAACAATGTCATAAGCGGGATAATCCGCGCCACCAATAGACACCGCCGTAGGGTTACCCGACTTCACGGCGACATTCTTGGCGAGAAGCTTGGACGCAATCTGCAATAGATCACGCAAGGCGTCAAGGTTGCCGGGGCCCGAACCGATTATTTTCACGGGGAAATCCATACGCACAATGTTGTAGTTCCACGCGTCAAAAGATGGCGCGTCAATAAACACACAAGACGTAGTTATCTGGCGGGGGTCTATCGCCACGGGTAAGCCTGTAATGGTCTTGAGCGTGGCTGAGAGGTCGTCTAAAGCCTCGTTAAAGAGGTCGTTGTATGGTAAAGCCATTAGGCAACCTGCGGGCGGTTAATGCCCAATAGTTGCAACACCATAGGCGTAATGCCGTTAGCGGGTGGGCTACCCATACCGTCAAACGATGCCAACGCCGTGTAAGAGCCTTGCTGTCGGAAGTACGCAGCGCCAATCATAATCGTCCCCAGCGTCACGTCCCCGCCGGGGCTAGTCGTAAGACTGTCCTGCAGGTAACCAGCCTCGTAACGCCTACGATACGCAAAAGCGTTAGCAGCTGCGGCGCACTGCACGAGCAAGGCCGCTGCATTGGTGCTAGTCAAAGGAATGTCTAGATAGTTAGATATCTGCGTGTTGGTAATCCATGTGCACGTCAATGTCCATGTGAGCGTGCCTAGCACCTCTGCGTCATACTCAAAATCTGTGCCAGCGTCATAAAACAACACTTGGTTGGGCCGTGGCACTGTCTCATCAAAGATAAGCGAGCCGTCAGTTTCGGTACCAACGTACTCGTACTGTGGGCAAGCCAACACTAGAAAAGTGCCGTCAAAACCGTCACCTAGCCCAGCAATTGTAATGCTTTGACCGGGGCTTATGTCGGTGTTCGTAAGCGTCTGGACAACTGAGTAGTCATCCAAACGCATACGCGAGGTAATGTTAAATACCGCCATGACGGTACCCGCCTTTCGGAATTAGGCGATTGCGATTTCTTTAACTTGGTCGCCGTCTGCAATGAAGGTTGAGACGTATCCGTAGTAGGAGAATGTGCGACCCAGTGTGCTTGGAACTTCCACACTCATAATGCCACGCACTTGCTCGTAAAACTCAATAGCAGAGCCACGGGCTACGGTCATGGTGTTAGCAGCGAATGCACGATCTACCACAAGGTTAAGACCGAATGGGTTAAACGTGTTCATTTGTGTCACGTTTGCTGTGCCCATTGCGTTTACGCCCATGAGACCAGCTGCCGCAGTGTAGGGGAAAACTGGTCTGTCATCTGCGTCGAGTTGACTGCCCAATTTTTTCCAAACGTCGGTGCTGACGAAAAGATGGTCAGGCAGGAAGTTAGTGGCCTGCAAAATGTCGGTAGCGGCATCGTAAATCGCTGCGATAAGTGTGCTTGGGTCGTTTGCGGTCACTGTCCAAGTAGAACCTGATGCAGTTCCGCCTGCGGTAATTGCGTTACAAGCCACAGCGTCCGACTGAAGCATGTATTGCCCTGCGAGGTCTCTGAGGATAATTTCGAGCGCCGCCGGTGAAGTGAAATCGACATCTTGTACTGACAAGGTTACTTGTCCAGCTAATGTGGTCTTGGTGACTACGTTGCTAGCAATCACTGGAGTGGTTGCAGATACGCCGCTAAGTTCTGGTGACTGTGCACCAACGCTTGTGTGAGTTGTCCATGTTGGGCGTATCCAAGTCTTGGATTGTCCACCGTCTGGCATGGCGCGAGCGCCAACTGCTGCGACTACTGGGCGGATGTAGTTGAGATCGTCAAACACTGGGCCAAGAACTGGCACAGGCAAAAGACCGGGTGTGTCTGTGGTGAGTACGTCACCTGCAGCTGCTTGGAGTGCTGTCTGCTTTGACGCAACGAAGTCACGCACTGCTGCGTTTACGTTTGCGAAAGTTGTGCCGCCAATGTGCATAGCGGCCATGTACTCGCCCGGTGTGGGAAGTGCAAACTTGCGCTTTGGCTGTGCGGGAATTGGTGCGGTTGGTGTAGCGGCCTCTACGACTGCTTCGGGCTGTACTGCGTCCACGGTTTCTGTCTCCTCGACTTCGGTTGGTGTGGGTTCTGTGTCGGGTTCTTGTGCTGATGCTAACACTTTTTCAATGACTGCACCTGCAAAAGCAGGAATTGGCACAAGGCTCAATTCCAGCCATTCGGCTTGAGTCACAATCATGGTGCCTTCATCGTCATAAGAAAACTTTGTAGGGTTTACGCCAACACTTACAGAGTCCAAAACCCCGTCAAGCGCCAGCGTAAGTGCCTCGTCTCCGGCGGCGGTTGCCGAAATACGAGCTGAAAACATCATGCCTTCTTCGGTGTCCACGCGCTCAGTCACTAAGCCAACTGGCATAGACGAGTCGTGATACATAAACAACTTCGGTGCCTTGCCCTCAACGGGTAGCGCGCCCTGTTCAAAACGTACTTGCGTACCGTCCGACACTGTGGCGGTCTCGCCGTAAGGTACGGCTACGCCAGTGATCGTGCGGGTCTGTGTTTCGCCTGCGGCGGCGTCAATAGTGACGGCTTGTGCATTTAACTTAATCATGCTCGGTTTTCTCCTGTTTCTACTTCCTCAACATCCACGTTGCGGTTGCTATTGGCTTCTTCGACTTCCCCTAAGTATTCCTCAAAATCAAACTCCACGTAAGTACCTACGGGAAGTACTGAGTTGCTAGAGAGGGTAGAAGCGATGCACTCGGCGTAGGTCTTAGTGCCATACAGCCATAGATCAACGCGGGACTCTCGGCTATTGGTGTAGGCGTATGAGCCTGTAGGTACGCCCAGCAGGTACGGGGGAATATTGCATATCTGGGCCATTTGCAGGGCTGAGAATTGCGCCGACTCAATAAGCATCATTTTGTCGGGGGTTGCGCTCGTAGCCTCATACGACAGAAACTCGTTTAGAGCTGCTGTCTGGTTTGTTTGGCGGGCGGCGTTAAACGCTGCTGCAAGGTCGGCAAGTTCCTGTGCGCTCAACGGCTCACCGCCAGTTTGCTTAAGGATGCCAGACGGAATAGCAGTATTAGCGTTGCGATAGCGGGCATCCTCAATCTTCAGCGCGGTAGCAATCGCCTGCTCAGATGAGTAAATCCAGCCTTGCAAGGGACTAATAAACTGCACCACATTAGCGGGGTCTAGCATGCCGCCTTGGAAGTAAATTTCT